CCCGGCCCCCGCCCGCAGTATGTGTCAGACGCTGAAGCCCGTGACGTCACGGTGCTTGAGCATCGCCGAGCCGCCGTAGTAATTACGGCAGGCGGTGCCTGCGGTCTCGTCGGCGAATGCCTTGAATTCGAGGTCGCCAGTAATCGGGTCCGTCGCCTTGAGCCCGATCGTCGGCATTGAGACGAGCTTGGCGCGCGTGAAGCACCAGCCCATCAGCCACTCGTCGTCGGCAGGGCCGTCGGCGGCGACGATCAGCAGACGCTTCTCCGGGATGGAGGGAAGAAGCGGATCATCGAACACGACTTCTCCCGTGGTCGCGTTCGCCTTGACCTGCGAGAGGTCAATGCCGTGCGTCAGGCTCAGCATCTCCTTGCGGAACAGCTCGAAGATGTTGAGCTTGATCGTCTTGGTTGCCTTGGTCAGGTCAGAGCGCACAGGCTCTGCGTAGCCCAGGCCGTCGACGTCGTCCACGGACACGTCAGGCGTGATCTCTCCGCCGTCGGTCGTGAAGATTCCCAGCGGAGTCCAGTCCGCGGAGAGTTGCTTCATCGCGCCGCTTGCGCCTGTCAGCGCGTCCGGGACAGCGGTCGTGAGCGGTGCGACGAATGCCAGAACGTTGAGCGCCTTTCGAACATTCTTTGCCTTGTTGTGCGCCTTCTTCAGCGCTTCAATGGTCGTGGTATCGGCCATATCAGGTTCCCTTCCAGATCAGATTGGTTAGTCGGTGGGACGTTGAACAGCTTCGACGCTGAGGCCCACCACCTCAACGACGCCATAAGCGGCGCGCACCCCCAGGCGAGACGGCACAGAGACCTGATCGACCCACCCAGAGGCCCCCACCACAGGACGAACTGACATAGCCTCCACGACCTCATCCGCGAGCGCGTCCGCGCCGCCGACGCCTGGCCCTGTGGGGGTCTTGGCGTACACGTCGACGGCAACGGAGGTGATGCGCTCGAAGTCAAGGTCTTGGTATTGGGTCGCGTAGACATGCACGAGCGGCATAGGCCATGTGTCCGGGAGGCTGCCCTCCTGGATCACCCGTACTGTCTTCGCTCCCGTTGCCCGAGTGATCGCGTCTCGCATCACCTGGACGGGGTCCGTGTACGTCACTTGCCCCTCCTTCGTGCGCGCTTGGAGCCTGCGAGCTTTCCGAGCGTGTGATGCGCAGGGACGCGGCGCCCGTCTGCGGTGAAGTGCCCGAACTCGACGGGCACGGCGTGCGGGGCATCATTGGCGACTCGGCCTACAGCCCTGCGAGACGACCCGTTTCGGCGCGTCTTCACAGTGGCTGTCACAGCCTCGACCTTGTACGCGCTCGCGAGCACGCGGTCCCGTTTCGGGGCCGCCGCCGCAGCCGCAGCGCGCACCGCTTCAGCTTCGCTGACCATCGCGCGACCGATGCCCTCGGATTGCAGGAGCGCCTCAATTGAGACGTCATTTCGAACGAACTTGACTGCCATCCTCACCTCCGTGAGATCACGACAGAGGTGCCGCGCGGCCACGGCGAGGATGGCTCCTCGACCCTCCACGTTCCGCCGAGAGGGTGCTCGGCCGGCACCCGGATGACATCCCCGACGCTCAGCGTTATTCCCCTCGGGAGATAGAGTGTCGCAGTCTCGTCGGCCCGCTCAGAGGCTGCCTGATCGAGCAAACCCGGCACAGTGAACTGTCCCGGCGCGATCAGGCAGCCCCCGATGATGCGCGGTTTGGATTCCTCGACGAGGTAGCCGTCCCCGTCACGATGGACGGCCCCTTCTACCTGAATCGGGGTTTTCCATTCCTCCATCACGTCAGGCCCCTCCCATCACCCAGACATGCCCAGCGCGGCGCGGACGGTACGCATCCGCGAGCGCCTGGTCGTCTGGGGAGAGGATTGCTTGTCCGCCCACTGCCCATGTGGCGTACTGACGGGTCTGCGTGAACGGCCCCGTCGTCTCGGTCATTTGGGTTGCCCCTTGTGCGGCGGCGTCGGGGATGAGGAGGATACGTCGCACGCTGTCTGCGAGCTGTAGCCGTACCGCTGCGGGGACCTCGGAGAGGCCTGCCGTGTAGGTGACGACCACAAACTCACTTGCGAGCGATGAGACTTGTATGAAGCCGTGCCTGACGGTGTAGGGGATCGCCTGTCCGTCGTCGGTCGTGACAGCCTCGACGGAGATGAGCGGTGCCCGTGTGGGGACGACTCGTCCGCCCGCGTCGACCTTCAGGCGGTGCGTGTATGCCTCGACGGTGAACGTCTGGCGTGCGCGCGCCTTGAAGGCCTCGGCGAGCTTGTCAGCGATGAACGTTGCCCGCGCCGACTCCGAGTCTGTGAGGGGTCGGCCGAGAGCGGCCTCGATGTCCTCGACAGTTACCAGCGGAACAGGCATTGTTCCTCCTACTTCTTGGACTTCTTCGAAGTCTCCTCAGCAGTGTCGCCCTCGTCGGCCGGCATGTCTTCACTGGAAGGCGAAGCCTCATCGGAGATGACCTCCTCGAGGATGCCTGCCGTGATCATTGCCGTGGCGACCTCGTCCGCGAGCTCGAACTCGATCCCGTTTTCTCCCTTGACCCGCATCATGCCGCCTTGAAGACCTGGATCGCCTTGGGACGCAGGACCGCGCCGCCGTAGACGTGCAGACCGCGAACACGGTCCGCGAAGGTCTGCTCGGCACGCATCGACTCGGTCTTCTCGACCTGGGACACATAGGCCACGGACGGCTTGTGGAACGCAACGGCCATCGGCTTCGTATTATCGAGCCAGGGGCTCGTGACCACGTCGAAGCCCAGGAGACGACCGATCGTCGCCTCGCGGAGGCCATCCGTCATGTTCGACTTGTCGAAGCTGGTGAGCTTCGAACCGTCAGAGAGGAGGAACTCCTCGAACGCCGCGTTGATCAGGAGGACGCGGTCCATGGCGGGGACCTTCTCGGCCGAGAGCTTGCCGCGCAGCTTCAGGATCGCGGCGTATGCCGTCTCCCAGTTCGTCGGGTTCGCGATGCCTGTCACCGCCGTGCCCCGGGAGGTAAGCATTGCGGTCAGGAAGGTCTCCGCGTCTTCAACGAGTGCCGCCGCCGCCGACTTGGTGTAGGCGTCGAGAGACTGGTTCGCCTGCGCGGCGTCGATGTCATCAACCAGGAAGTCGAAGCTCTTCTCCTGGTCAATGGTGATCTCGATGCCCGTGGACTCCACGGCATCGGGGACGGTCGTGCGCGGCACCTTAGCGCCGCCGGACGCAGTCACCGCGCCGGTCTTGTAGTCCTTCACCTTCACATCGACGATGCCGGGGATGTGAATCTTCGAGCCCGCGGTGAAGTCCTTCTCGTACTCGCGGTTGGCCATCCCGACGAGCACCGTGTCACGGCGGAAGTTCTCGAGGATGCTGGCCGACCACAGTTCCGGAATGAAATGCGTGAGAGTCATTGTGTGTCCTTTCTCGGCTCGCTTATGCGATGCCCATGATGTTGTTCAGTTGCCCGTCCTGACGGGCCTTGATGATCTCTGCGGGAGACATCTTCTTGAGGTCTTCCCTGGTGAGCTGTCTGGCAGCCCTGATCTCGTCACCACGAACCCCCGCATCCGTCGCGGGAGCACCCTTGGGGACCTGCGCGCCGCGCCACGCCAGGAGACGCTCAGCAGATGCCCTCAGCTCCTCCTCTGACGAGCCAGACAGCAGGTCTGCGTCCACGCCCGTCGCTGCCGCGACCTTCGCTCGCATCGCCTCGGCCTCCATCGCCGCAGCTCGCGCCTCAGCCTTCGCCGCCGCTTCCTGCGCCTTCTGCAGCTCAGACTTGCCCTGCTCCTGAGCCTCGTCATAGAGCCTCGCCTTTTCGGCGTTCTCCTTCATCCGAGACTCATTCTTGCGGGACAATTCCTTCCACTTCCGTGCCTCAGCCTCCCAGTCAACCTGCTGGGCCGTCTCCTCAGCAGCAGCTGCAGGGGCATCCTGCGCGGCCGGCACGTCCCCGCCCGTTTCTGCGGCCGGGGCGTCGACGAAGCGAAGGTAAGGACGGTGCTTCAGGTGGTTCTTCATGGTGATTTCCTCCCATTCCGGGTACACGAAAGCCCCCACGCCGTTACGGCTGGGGGCTGGTTGGGTATCAAAAAACCGACCCAGGCATTACGTCCGAGGTCGGCTAGTTTGAGCATTATGTGAAAAGGACACCTGGGCTGCCCGAAGGGGCTGCCGGGATGTCCTCACCGCTAGGGTAGCACACTCACGGAATGTGGACAATATTTCCTGCATGATCTATGACAATCACTTGGGTAAGATGGCGACCCTGCATACCTTGCCGGACATCCCCGATCGATTTCTTATCGTCGAGTTCGCTACGGCGCAGATCGAGGACCAGGCGTTCAGCCTGTTTCCCCGCTCGCTTCATCTGCGAATCGACGGTGTTCTTGCCTTCCCCCGTGGGCGCTTTGAACTCCCAGACCTGCTGATTCATTTCCACGTCTGGGTTCTTCACACCTTTTTCGCGCGAATCTATGCGGAACAGCACGTCCACTCCCTCTTCCGCCAGGCGCAGCGCCGTGAGCACCTCATGCTCACTGGGCGCGTCTCTGACCGACGCTGCCGGGATGAACACCCGCCCGTCCCCATGCCCCGGATACCGGAATTCTCCGGGAATCCCCGTCACGTCCCCACCCTCATACTGAAGCGTCTTATGCCATTTTTCGGCAGGAACGCTCAGCAGACGCTTTAAACGATCAGAGTCATCCGGCGGTTGTGCCGTGGTCTTCTTCGGGGGCTTGGGAGGCTTAGGCGGCTCAGCCCCACCCGCCTTGGTCTTAGGCTTCGCCTTGGGCTGCGCCCACGACAACGTCGGCCCATACTCGCCGTGTTCACTGACCGTCAGGAGCTTCCGATAATCCGGAGTGCGCCCACCCCGGTCAGAGACGCCAAGGCGGTCCGCCGTGATCTGGTGGACTTGTTCGAGCAAGTCTTCGTCGATCACCTGATTGACCGCCAGGCCCGGAGGAAGAGGCTGCACATCGCAGTCACACCCCGGGTGAATCGGCAGCAGGTCACCACGGTAATAGCGCTGCGTCGACGCAACCACACACAGGGCGCAATTCTCGCGCCCCGTGAGCACACGCCGATAGAACTGCCCCTCCTCGGGGTAGCCCCGCATCGACTGACGGGAGGCAG